GGGGAGAGGCAACCAAGCTAAAGAAGGAAGACGTTGACATCTCTGCTGACATTGCAGCAATGTTCAATGAAGAAGACCTCTCCGCTGAGTTTAAGGCAAAGGCATCAACAATTTTCGAGGCAGCATTAATCTCTAAGGTTAATGATGAGCTAGAGAAGATTGAAACGAAGTTTGACGAAGAGTTAAACGAAGCCCGTGAAGAGAACTTGGCTACAATGACCGAGCAGGTTGACGACTACCTTTCCTATGCCATTGATGAATGGTCCAAGGAAAATGAACTCGCAATCACCAAGGGTCTACAGTCAGAGATTAGTGAAGAGTTCATCACGGGACTACGCAATCTCTTCGCAGAACATTATATCGAGATTCCAGATGAGAAGCTCGATGTAGCAGATACTCTTGCAGATCGTGTCGATAAGCTAGAGGGTGATCTAAACGAAAGTATCGAGAAGAACATTGAGATGCAGAAGCAGATCAATGAGCATCAGAAGGCTGAGATCCTTAGCAGCATTTCTGATGGTCTTGCCGATACAGAAGTTGAGAAGCTAAAGGATCTGTCCGAAGGAGTAGACTTTGAGGAAGTCGAGCAGTATGCAAATGCTCTTGGCACACTCAAGGAGAACTACTTCCCCAAGACAGGAAACGCATCTCAAGTAATTACTGAAGAGCAGGATACCGAAGGTGGAGTTATTAGCGAAACCGGCGGAACAATGAATGCTTACTTGGGCGCTATTGATCGGTCAGTCCGAAAGTAAATAGCGAAACACAAACCACTTTAAAAAGGAGTTAAGACAAAATGTCTGATTCAAATTTTGATCGACTTACACAGAAGTGGCAGCCCGTCCTAGATCATGAGGATCTAGATCCTATCAAAGATCCTTATCGACGATCTGTCACAGCACAACTACTAGAGAACGAGGAGAAGGCTCTTCGGGAAGACGCTGAATTTGGTCAGCAAGGTCTTCTTGGCGAGACAACTAACATCTCCGGTTTCGGCGGTGGTACTGTTGGACAAAACGTAGGCGGCACCAATGTCGCTGGTTTTGACCCAGTTCTAATCAGCCTCGTTCGACGCAATGCACCTAACCTCATGGCATATGATGTCTGTGGTGTGCAGCCAATGAACGGTCCTACTGGTCTAATCTTTGCCCTCAAGGCAAATTACGCACCCGCTGGCGCGATTGGCGATGAGGCACTATTCGGGGAGGCAAATTCGTCCTTCTCTGGTATTTCTCAAGGTGCTGGTTCTCATGCTGGCGCGCTCCACGCGGGCGACATGGATGACATGATCGAGACTGATGCCGGTTCAGGTGGAGCAGACTCGGTAATCACCCAGCCCGGAGTTGCAGACTTCGCATCTGGTAATGGCGCTCCCACAGCAACAGCCGAAATTTGGGGCAATGCTGATAATAGTCAGATTCCAGAGATGGGATTCACCATCACGAAGACCGCAGTTGCCGCACAGACCCGTGCCCTAAAGGCTGAGTACACCACTGAGCTTGCACAGGATCTCAAGGCAGTACATGGTCTTGATGCCGAAGCCGAGCTTGCAAACATCCTCTCAACCGAGATCAATGCTGAGATCAACCGAGAAGTTATTCGCAAGATTGCACTAGCCGCCAAGCTCGGTACTGGTGCAAACACGGCAGCCACATCTGCTGGCTACGTCAACCTCTCATCAGCGACACACCAAGACGATCTTGGTACTGCTCGTTGGTTGGTTGAGCGGTTCAAGCTACTTGCATGGTACATTGAGAAGGAAAACAACAAGATCGGAATCGAAACCCGCCGAGGCAAGGGTAATATTCTTATTACCTCCCCTGACGTTGCATCTGCACTGTCAACCTCTGGTGTTCTCGATCCATCTCCCGCTCTAAACAGCGACGTTAATGGTAGCACCTTCGCGGGCACCATCGGCGGTGGAGTCAAGGTCTATGTTGATCCTTATCACTCAGTTGCTGCAAGCCATGACTGGATGATCCAAGGCTACAAGGGAACTTCAGCCTACGATGCCGGTGTTTTCTACTGCCCCTACGTTCCTCTCCAGATGGTGCGTGCGGTTGGTGAGAATACCTTCCAGCCAAAGATTGGATTCAAGACCCGATACGGGTTCGTTGACAATCCATTCTCAGGTGGACTAGCACACAACAATGTATACTATCGAAAGACTCTCGTCACTCTATAGTAATAACATATAGTTGTTAGTACCCATGAAATTAGGGGGGAACTTCGGTTCCCCCCTTTTTTGTTTTGTCCTAAATAGTAATGAATAACAAGGGGTTTTCTTATGGCAACAAAGCAGTTTCGACATCCAGACAACGAGAACTCACTCTCTCCTCTTGGGTTTAAGTTTACAGTACAGAACCTTCCCAATGTGAATTGGTTTGTTCAAACTGTGACCCTACCCGGAGTTAGCCTCGCAGAAGTTACTACTCCATCCCCATTATTCGACACCTTCGTTCCCGGTGATAATCTTGTATATGACACCCTGTCACTAACCTTTCTTGTTGATGAAGACATGAAGAACTGGAATGAAGTATATGACTGGATTGTGGCACTCTCCGCTCCCGAAAGATATTCTCAATATAAGGCACTCAAGGATAGCGGGACAGGAACCGACAATGCAACAGCAGGCGGCAGAGCTTCAATATATTCTGATGCAGCACTAGTTATATTGAATAGTAATATGAGAGGAAATCATCAAATTTTATTTAAAGAACTCTTTCCCACCTCCCTTTCAGGTCTTACCTTCTCAACAGTAGTTGGAGATGTTGAATATATCACAGCAGATGCGACATTTAGATTTACTCACTACACATACGAAAAAATCTAAAAAAACTGTTGACACGAACTCTAATCGTGCTATACTACCATACATGATTTTGAACATACGTTATTGTTTAAATATTAATTTAAATAGAAAGGTTGAATTATAATGAAAATAGAAGAGATTGAACGAGAGTGGTCATCCGACTGTAGGGTGGACAAAACGGAGCTTTCATCCGAAAGCCTTAATATTCCAGTCTTGCATAATAAGTATCTAAAGATTTTAGTTTCAGAAAACCTATTACTAGCGAAATTGAAGTTAAACCATCAGATATTAGAACGAGATAAGTTTGAATACTATACAGGCAAGATGTGTGAAGAAGACCTAGAAGAGCATGGATGGGAACCCTTTCCCCATAAGTTACTGAAGCAAGATATTCCACAGTACATTCTGGGGGATGGAGATATTATATCTGCCCTATTGAAGATGGCTGAACAAAAAGAAAAGGTAGAATTCCTTCGAGAAATCCTTCGCAGCATCAATACTCGGAGTTTTAATATTGGCAATGCGATCAAGTGGGAACAATTCATCAATGGGATTAATATTGCATGATCTCGGTGAGAAAGTTAGACGAAGTTTCCATCATCATTGATACCGAACCGGGCATTGCCCATGAGATAGCAGACTATTTCACATTCACAGTTCCCGGTCATCAGTTCATGCCCACGTTTAGAAATAAGATGTGGGATGGAAAGATTCGTCTATATTCACATACCAATCATACCCTATACGGTGGACTGCTTCAACGACTCGATCAATTTGCAGAAGATGGTGGATATACAATACATCTAGATCAGTCAATTGATCGCGCAAAGGACTTCTCTGCCCAGTCTGCAAAGCAATTTATTGACGGATTGAAATATCCCTTTCCTATGCGAGACTACCAGATGAAAGCATTCATTCATGCTATCAGAAATAGACGGTGCCTGTTGTTATCCCCTACGGCATCGGGCAAGTCTCTTGTCATCCATTCAATTGCACGTTACCATGACGGTAAACGGATTCTAATCATCGTTCCAACAATATCTTTGGTGTCTCAGTTGTACTCTGATTTCGTTATGTATAGTGGTAGCAATTGGGATGTTGAGAGGCACACCCATTGTATCATGGAAGGTAGATCAAAGGAGACAGAAAAGCCAATTATCATATCCACATGGCAATCCATCTATAAGCAGCCCAGACAATACTTTGAGAAGTTTGATGTTGTAGTAGGTGATGAGTGTCATCTATTCAAGGCAAAGTCATTGACCTCTATTATGACTAAGCTAACCAATGCAAAGCATCGCATTGGAACAACAGGAACGCTCGATGGAACAGACACTCATCAGCTTATGCTGGAGGGGTTGTTTGGTCCGGTCAAACAGGTCACTACTACGCGAGAACTAATTGAAAAGAAACAATTATCAAACTTCCACATCAAGGCGCTCACGCTACGCTATACAGAAGAAGAACGTAAGGCTACACGAAAGAACCGATACCAAGATGAGGTAGATTTTATTGTTGCCCATGAGAAGCGAAGAAACTTTGTTCGTAATCTGACGGTAAGTCTTGATGGCAATACACTAGTCCTGTTTCAGTATGTAGAGAAACACGGCAAGCCATTATACGAATGCATCAAGAATGCCGTTGATAAAGACCGTAAGGTGTTCTTTGTCTATGGTGGAACTGATGTGGATCAACGCGAACGGGTGAGGGCAATTGTGGAGGATGAAAATAATGCGATCATTGTTGCATCCAACGGTGTCTATTCTACAGGGGTAAACATCAAACGGCTGCACAATATCATATTCACACATCCCGGCAAGTCTAAAGTGAGAACACTTCAGAGTATTGGTCGGGGTCTACGAACAGGAGAGAATAAGACTGAAGCAACACTATACGATATAGTCGATGATCTAGGGTACAAGGCGCACAAGAACTTTGCGATCAAACACTTTTTAGAGAGACACAAACACTACATGGATGAAAAATTTGACGTAAAGATCTATAAGGTAGATTTAAAGTAGGAGGAATTATGTCACCAAGAAAGAAGAAAACTGAAATCAATGAACCGATGTATCGGTACATTCAATTAGTCGATGGAACAGAACTTATCAGTATTGTACATGACAGCGATGATGCCGATATTGTTCGCATGGAAGACCCATTGAAGATTATGAATATGACGGGTATGTTGGAAAATCCAAGTGATAATTCACATACCATTATGCTATCCTCATGGCTACCCTTGACCAATGATATTTTCGTGTCTGTGGATAGGGATAATGTTCTTGTTGTTGCAAATCCAACAGATACATTGATTCGGCACTATAAAAAGGTTGTTGCCATGTTGATTGAACGATCAATTAATGATGAGATAGAAATGATGGATAGAAATGAATTGCCCGACATGGAAGAGGAGATGACGCGGGATGAGCTTTTAGATGACAACCCACTACAGGACTTGGTGGATACCTTGAAGAAGGCAATTGATACCAAGAAGAAGAATATCACATACCATTAAAGGAAAGAATATCATGAAAAAGAGTGTAGATAAAAAAGTACATTATGTTGACAACAAGGAGTTTCTTGCAGAGATGATTAAGTTTAAAGAAATCATTGCAGAAGCAAAATCAAAGGGTGACGATAGCAGACAGAGGGTTCCCAATTACATTGGCGAATGCTTTGTCAAGATTGCAGAGCATCTATCGTACAAACCCAATTTCATTAACTATACATTCAGAGATGAGATGATTGCAGATGGTGTAGAGAACTGTCTGCAATACGTCAGTAACTTTGATCCAGAGAAATCGCACAATCCCTTTGCGTATTTCACACAGATCATTTACTATGCCTTCCTGCGAAGAATCCAAAAGGAAAAGAAGCAACTATACATTCGTTACAAGTCCATCGAAAAGGCTGGGCTGGATAACGAGTTGATGGTACTGCAAGCAGGGGATACCGAAACTGCACATGACGTGAAGTTAAAC